AGACAAATGGGCCCCGGTTCCTGACCATCCAAAACTCGCAAACTATCTTCCACGTCGCGGGACGATCTTCATGGTCAAGCTCGCAATGGTCGCCGCAATGTCAAGAGGTGAGACGCTTGCCATTAGGTTGCAGGATGTTGAGAGGGCAAGAGGTTGGTTGTTAGAAATTGAGGCTTTGATGCCTTGCATTTTCCGCGACATGATTATGCGCTCAGACGATCAAGTCATCGAAGAAGTGTTCCAGTATTCTTTCGAGATTTACTTAAAGCACAGGACGCCTTTGGCCTCGGCCCAGATCCTGCGCTTTCTTGCCCAACGCACACCAGCCGAAAAGGCCGAACGCATTTTGTCCTTAATGGAAAAGTCCGGCATTTTCGAGCGTGTGGCGGGCACGGAAACTTACATCCCTCGCGCCCGCAATATGCACGGCCTTGCTTAGACCCACTCTATACTGAGTCTCGAATGGGCCTAATATTTAATGCAATACAAGACTGAATAGTTCTTCGGTCTTGTTTCTGTGCCGCCCGTTGTTGAGTCCGCAACTGTTGTGGTGATGTTGGCAGTGCCTGAGCCGGTTGTTGCGGAATATTGTGAAGGTGTTTGGCCACCTAAACCGCCCGCTGCCGGACCCGATGCTGATGATGTAGCGGTATAACCGTGCGTATGGCCGGAGTCGGTCGATGTTGCAGGATGGTTATGGTTTAAATACGTGTCAGCTTGATACCCAGTTGTGCCGATTGTTCCGCCGATGGCTGTAGGATATGTCCCGTTTGTGCCAGTGCCACGAACAAACATACCGCGAAGATCGGGGAGATTGAACGTCGTCGAGCCATCACCATTTCCCCAAGCCGTTCCGATGTTCGAAAACAAAACTGCATAAGTAGATCGTGAAATAGGATCACCGTTTGCGGCAAGCCAACCGGCAGGGCAACTTCCCATTGCATAGGACGCAACCTGACCCGGAGGTGTTGAAACAGCTATGTTGTTGGTGACAAGCTGAAATTGACTTGTCGTGGAATAATACGTCACACCGATGACGTTTCCAGAAACAACTTCACTTCCTGTCAAGATCGCTGTGCCGCCAGCCGTTGGCTTCACGACAGAAATTGGTGAGCCGCCATTAACAGAAAGCGTCAACGCCCCGGAGTTCGTTGCCCCTGCGACAAAGTAAAAGGTTTGGCCGTTGGTGCTGGCAAAGCCCGAAACCGTTACGGTCTGCGCATTCGCCGTGCCGCCACTTACCGAGCCCCAGCCTAACGTCGAGGTGCTTGCAGCATCGCCTGTTTCTTTTGTCCAGATCGTGTTGCCGTTAAGGTCTTTTAGAACTTGGCAGTAAGTTCCTGACCCAAAAATCGTCGCACGACCAGCGGAGTCCAAAACCACAGGATTTGTGTTTAAAACGGTCTGGCCAGAATTCGACCAAGTATTTTTCAAAACCGTGCAGGCAGGATAGTTTGAATAAAATGTAACCGTGCCACCAGCATAAGGCTTACCGTTTCCATCAACGAATTGTTGTTGGCCGTTAGGCAAAAGCGTAGCAGAGTGCAGACTTGAACTTGAAAGTAAAAAGGCAAGAAGCCCTGCTGTTGTTCTTTTCATCATTCTTCCCCTGCCAATGGATTAAGTGAAACCGCGCCCCTCACAATATTCCGCGCAGCTCTACGCTTTTCTTTACCAAAAGTCCCGGCAAAAACTTGCTTACGAACTGCGGGACTTTTTAGAAGTTGTTTTGTCGCCAAATCTCGCGCCGCAAAAGTTGTGGCTGCGCCTGCAAGTGCAGTTGGAAGGGCGTATTGGATTAAAGGGCCACCGGCAGCAGCAATGTCAGAAAGGCCCGGAGCAAACACCGATGCGGCAGATCCACCAAATGTCAATGGACGCCAATTTTGTTTAAGGGTTTGCCAGATTTCTCCGGGGCTCATTCCGCCACCTCCACGAGAAAATGGTGTGGCCGCGCCGGAAGGCTCAGTGCCGCGCAAGAATTCTCCTACAGGTGCAAGGTCTTTAAGACGTGAAGTCGAGCCTTTCTTTCCAACAGCATTCGCAATAGCTCTTGGGTCAACAATCCCGCTGGTGGTGGTGTGTGGATCGACATTAATAATGTCGCGGTAGCGTGAACGTAAGCCCGCCCATTCTTTTGCAGCCCTTGGATCGTTTGCTGCAAGAAGATCAAACATCACATTTCGAAGTTCACCGCCATAAAACTTCTTGATGGAGTTTGATGCGGCGGAAAGTTGGCGATCAATAATGCCGCCTTTCTGAGTGTATTTCTGAAATACTTTTCCATTTAATTGTCCAGTTGCAAGATCAGTTCCAATGTCGTGAATGATCCCTTGAACAATTTTCCGAATGTTATCATCACGAAGTGTAAAGGAGTCTGTATAAACATTGTAAAGGTCTGTCGCAGCTTTTTGAGTTGCACGAAGCGGGGCCACACCTGCCGCAACTGCGCTCATTTTACTTCCAACATCCTGTGCAGCTTTTTCAACTTCCGCAGGGGTAAGGTCTTTTGATCCGATGATCTTCGAAACTTCTTCCGAGAACCTTTTGTTTTGCTGGTCAAGAAGTGATTGTGGCGCAGTTTGTCGAAAGAATTCTGCAGCCTCGCCCTTTGCAAATTGGCCGGGATAGACAGGAATATTGAATTCTTCAAGCGCCTGTTGTCCGACTTGACGTGGACCGGCTTCCCATTCCGGGGCTAACGCTCCACCAGCCCGTGGTGAAACCAACTTCGAAAGTGCAGGGCCAAGCGTTCCGCCTAAAAGCGCGCTTGTTCCGAATTGTTCCATCAACGGGGTTTCTGTATCACCGAGTGATCCACCCATCGCACGACTTGCAGCCTCAAGGCCTGTTTGCGTCACACCTTGAATTGCGCCCTGCGCACCGGCAGACCCAAGCCTTGTAGCCGCCCCGGCGAGTCCTGGCATTTGTTCAGCCACTTGCGGGATCGCTTGACCAGCCTCACCGCCTAAAAATCTCATTGCTTGTGGAACATAAGGTGCGACCGCAGGGGCAACCATCGGGGCAACCCGTTCAGCGACCTGACCTAAAACCTGCCCAGCTCTTGCCAATGGGATCGCGGTTGTGGCAACAGAGCCCAAACCTTCCGCGCCATAGCCAGAAAGTGGATTTTCTAAATTGTAAAGGCGACGTTGTTCTTGGAGTTCCGCAAGACGTTGTTGGTAACGCTCTTGGTTCATGGCATGTCTGCCACCAACAAACGGATTATAACCAGCCTCAAAAGCGGCTTGGATTTGTGGAGCAAAACCTAACGTCGCGCCGGTCGCAAGGGAATGACCAACTCCCCATTCTGGCGCAAGTTCACCACGGGGAATACGATCCTCTCCGCGAAGCCCTGCGAATTGGTTTAAGGTTGTAAGACGCCCTGCGAAGTTGTGACCAGCGGATGGGTTCTCTGGGGAATATCCTGCCGGACGTTCAAAGTGCATCTGTGCGATAGCAAGGTCACGGGCGTTTTTAGCATTTTGCACAAGGTTGTATTCTGGCCTTGAGCGCAACTCCTGTAAGGCGAAAGCATTTTGTTGTTGCCAAGAAGGATATTCCGCGCCAGCAAACTTCCGCATAGCGTCGAGGCGCTCTAATCGATGGCCATACAGTCCGTAGCCTGTGTTCTGGTCGTGATGTGCGGCAGGATTTAACTCGCTTTCGGATGCAGCGGCAGATGTTAGTAAGTGTGCCTCATTAGGAGAGGCTCCAAGGCTCAAAAGGTGCTGATATTGTTGTGCAGGGCTAAGATGACCTTGCGCTTTCGGACGCCCATATTCCCCTAAATACGAAATATTGACATTGCCTAATGGCTCACCTTTGGCCTTCGCCTGTTGGGCTTGGCGCTCTGTTGCCGTCGAGCCTTCATGCTTTTCAGCCCAATAAGCATCTAAGGCACTCATGGGGGCAGATGCAGAAGGAGCAGGGGCTGGTATTGAAGAAGTGTCCACCCCTTCCTCATGGTGTTTTTTCCAGTAGTCGTCGAGAGCTGACATTATTCTGGCTCCTCAAACTTTATCCTACCCGACTCTTTTAGATAATTATTCCAGTCTTCATTGAACTTATTCGCCACAAAACCTCTTTCACGATCAGTTCTGTATTTTTTATTCCAACGATTGAAATGTTCTTGGCGCTCAAGAGCAGATGTGTTGACCTTTTCTACATAGTCTAACATACGCTTAATACCGCCGGGAGAAGAAGCTAACCCCGGAAATATATCCATAAACTTCAAAGTCTCCAATTGCCCAATTTTATTGGAAGCACCTACTGCAGTTCGTAATCCAGCAATTGCCGAAACTGCCGCTAATTTTTCAAAGGCTTCTGCCGCGCCGACCCATTCTCTTGGATTATCTGATCCTGTGACGACTTTGCCAGCTTTTTCTAGCAACTTACTTGCATATTTCCGCATAGGAGAGTCTTCAGCTTCTCCTCCGATAGCATTTTGAGCATCTATCAATAGTTTAGTTGCCGACTTTCGCATTGGAGCAGTTGGTCCTGTTCCTGACTTCCCAAGAGCTTCAATGTCTTTCAACAAACTTCTTGTTTCTGAGATGGCTTGCTGACTTCCAGTTGCACTTTGTGCAGCCTCGCCAATCTCCTGTCCAAGTTTTGCATAATCCCCTTCACCCTTTTGGAAGGCAGATTCACGCTGCGCAGCAATAGGCGCTTCTTGAAGATATTTGTATTGGGTGGCAGGAGCCCCAGAGGGTTGAGGCCCCTGCCGAGCCACGCCAGCAGCGGGAGGAGCCGACCCGCCCTGCGCAGCATTCATTGGTTCTCCCATAAGATCGGCAGCACCTTCTGGCAGCGCACCTTGAACCTTGTAGGCAGGAACCTTTATTTTCTGTCCGTATGTTGGAGAGTCAGGGTTGTCGTCAAAGGTTTCGATAGGAGCGGTAAGCTGCCCCAATGTCAGACCTGCAGCCTTAATACCTTCAATCCCTCTTGGCGCTGACATCGCAAAAGTGCGAGCAAAGTCATCAAACTTTTGCCCGCCGTCAATCGCTTTTGTCATCTGGATCAATGCTTGTTGCGATTGCGGGCCTCGCTCTAAAGTTCCAGCTGCAATTTGTTGTGCCACAAAATCCGCCGCAGCTTGCTTATCAGCCTCCGGGCCTTTCAAACCCTTCCGCACTTTTTCTTGGTAAATAGAAGATATAATCCCAGCATTTGTATCTAACTTTTTCTCAGCATTCATTAACTGTTGGCCAAGAATTTGTTCATGCACATGCTGGTTGTTAAGCATGAGCGTCATAACTTCGCCCATGATCGGGCGGATTTCTGGAACAGTAGAGGCATGAACTAGGAATTGTTCGTTGTTAAGTTCCCCAGTTTTTGGGTCCACATGATGCTGCATCAACTGGCCGAGCGCCTGCTTTGCAACAAATTGTTGTTGTTGAATAGCTGCCGCTTGTTCTGCACGGCGAGTTTCAGCATTCCGCAAAGCAATGCCTTGCATCTGCGACATCATTTCCAAAGGATTACTTTCTGTAAACCTTGGGCCTTCTGGAGCTTGTGGGTATGGAATTTCGCCAGCCATCTGAGGCTCCTTATTTTAATCCGCCGGTATAGTTTAAAGCGTTTGTAGAGGTTTGATAGCCCCTTGAAGGGAATGGACTTGTGTTGCCAGTAGCAAAATTCCACAAATCTGCTGGGCCGGAAGGACTGACATTCCCGCCGCCCATGACACCTTGTCCAGCCAACTGCGCCATTATTGGGAGAGATGCGGTAGAACTTAGGCCAGATGCAATCCCACCATAAAGCGCATTTGTTCCTTGGGCCTGTGCATTTGCTGCACCCATCACACCTTGACCAAGTGCCGTGCCTGCACCCATCATCGCATTTCCAGTCAACTGGCCAGTTTGTAAAGCCGCTTGCCCCAACTGCCCTGCCGCCTGTGCGCCCAGCTGTGAAGGCTGGAATAGCATGTTATAGGCTTGAAGGTTTTGGTTCATATAGTTTTGGAGTTGTTGCTGGAATGTTTGTGACGCAAGCCCTGTTGCTGTCGTGCCGATTTGCTGCACAAGATTGCCGGATGTGCCAAGGCCTTTTGCTGCACCAGAATTTGCCATGCTTCCAAGGGCCTGTGTTTTCGCCCATTGATAGCCCGGAGTGCTTTCAAGCTGCGCTTGGGTAGGCTGGAAGGTGGACATTAACGTGTCACCTCCCCCGCCGATACCTGCAGTTTTTGCAGCATTCCCTGTCAAATAACTTTGCAGGGTGTTCATGGAAGTTTGGCCAGCTTGAACGTAAGGGTTCAAGGCCGCTTTTGCTTGATTAAAATACTGGGCGTAATTTTGTTGAGCTTGGCCTGCGGCAAGGGCCTGCCAAAGTGCGGCATTTTGCGCACCACCAGCTTGAATGTTGGACGCTTGCTGTCCCCCAAATCCTTTTAGGAGATTTCCCGCCAGCAATCCGCCGCCCATCATGGCTAAAGTTACGGGGTCCATATTAATCTCCTAAATGTCAAATCCGGCCTACACATCATAATACTTAACTCCCCGAAGGGATAGGGGTTTCGGGAGAAGTTGTTGGAGCAACAGGCTGAATAACTATCGGAATAGCAATGGGTTTTGGCTGAGCCGCAGCAATTTCTTCTGGGGTCTTCGGCACAATAGTCAAGGTCGTTAAATCAACCTTAAAACTTTTATAATCGAACTTACGCTCGACTTCGATAATCTTTTCACCCGCAGCCTTCCGCATCTCAAAAAACACTTCATGCTCATGGGTGAAGGAGTCGATGTTCCCTTGGTCATCGTAGTGAATAAACATTTTGTTGGTCATCTTGAAAGCTCCCAAGCCAACACGCTAACCGGCCCGCCTACATTTGTAGAACAGGTTATGGCCAAAGCAGTGTCGGTATTTTGAACTGTATAATTGGTTTGAAGTGTTCGAGGATAAACCGCGACAGTCGTTACAGGGGCGTAGCTATAAACTTGGGTATGGTTGGACGTATCACCATAAAACGCGCCGCCGTAGACGGGGTTAGGGCCCGGAGACAAACCCATCGATGTAAAGTAAATGCCCGGAATTGTGCCGGAGTCGATGGGCGTTCCGTTGACAGAAATTGTGATGGTGCCGGAACTTGTTGCAGCCGTTCCATCATACGTCCCAAGAATACAGACAATCGAGTTCTCTACTGGCACAAGATTGATCGTCGCAGAAGAACCACTTGACGACTGCCCGCCAGCATACGAAACAGAATTTAATGCGATGTTTGGAGTCGTAACCGCCCCGATACTGATGTGCTGAGTAACGATTGAGTTCGCATAAATTTTATCCGTAACAATCGCGCCAGCTGCAATCAAATTTGACGTGATGGCATTGGCCAAAATCTTTGAAGTTGTGATTGAATTGTCGGAAATTTTTGTCGCAGTAATAACATTATCTGGAAGTTTGTCAGTCGAAACCGATCCGTTGGCGAGTTTTACTGAGATAATAGCACCATCAGCAATATCATAAGACGTGATGTTTCCGGGCTCAGCCAAAGCGGCCATTAACAATTGGAATTGCCGTGTCGGCTTTCCATTTTCATCAATTAGCTGTGTTGTAGAGTTAGGAACGCTTTTTAAAATTGGCACGTTATGTCTCCATCTTCTCAACTTGTATCCACGCGCCGTTCAAGGCTGCAGGACAAGGAGCAGTCCAAGACAATTCAAACACACGATCTCTCGCAAATCCCAGTCTGCTCCAAGAGGGAACTGCACGATATTCGCCGGATTTACCTAACGATTGTTGTAAGCCATTTCCAAAACTCACCCCGCGATCATTACTCCAGCAAAGGGTGATTTGGGGGTCTTCGGAAGGATCAAGGTCTGTGCCGACCTCGATGTCAGCCATAAAGTTTGTATAGCTTACGCGATCTCCGTCAGACACAAGATGTGGGAAGGAGCGAAGACGTAAGATCGGATTTCCGTTGTCTGTGTAATTGTTGAGATCAAAAGTATAGAGATTACCGTTTTGCCAATCGCCAACAATTGTGCGGTTATAGGCATGAGCTACGCAGTTCGCACGATGTCTTACAAGGTTTCCGTTTTCATCTAAATACCCACGCTCATGCCAGAGTTGGGTTGACAGATCATAACACCACGTCGCGTTTGCTGACGGGAAGGTTAAGAAGTAGAAAATATGTGAACCTTGCTGATAACAAAATCCGATAGCGTCAGAAATCTTATCATATTTTCCGATAGCATCTGCAATGGCGGGGGTAGAAACAATGTCAGCTTTGTAAGCTGTGCCTTGCATGATGAGAGCTTGGCCATTGTTGTCTTCCGAAAGCCAGAAGATATTCAACCCCCACTTCGCCAGCGAACGCAAAGCTGCGATCCCGTGCTGCAAAAACACACCGGGAATGGGCTGGAACGGAAACGGATATGATCCAACATTCGTCCAGACTTCCGTTGTGCGTCTTCCAAAACTCCACATTTCCTTATGCACAACGTCAATGATTTGGAGTCGGTCAGCGTCTCCAGACATCGTGGCAACGCCAAGGTCGGGGTAAGTTGTTTCGTTCGAGTTGCTCGATTGAATGTTGGCGTTTTGAGTTGACGAGACTAAAAACGTGTCAATGTAGCGAATTTGATTTCCGCCAACAAAATTGGTCGGATTAAAAACATTAAACTCAAGCGATGTAAGATTAACACTCCATCCCTGCGTCGAGCCATCTAAAATAATAAGCGAGAACTTATTATCATACATACTTACAAGACCAGATTGAGAAGTGATGCTGCCTAATTGTTGCAGCACAAAATTATCTGGCACGTAATAAACAATGTTCCCGATGACCGCAAAAAGCAGCCCGTTGGACGCTGTGTAAAGCTGACGCACCTCGGCCACAATTCCTTGCGCGAGAAGCGTCAGCCCCGGAGTGCAGTAGTGCGTGTAAGGAACTTCAGCATCCTTCGTGTTCTGTTCTGGATACAGATTGATGCACCTCTGCGCGTTCGCTATTACCGAGCGCGCTTCATAAGCACCTTGAACAAGTTGGATCTGAGCCACTTCACTACATCCCTTACGTAGCAGACATTACGTTAGCAATCCATACGTTGTTCGTCACAGCGATAAAAAGCACACGTTTAGCTGCAGCATAAGAAACACCTGTCGCACCAGCTGTGCCGTTGATCGTGTCAGAACCCTGCGCAAAAACCTGCACAGCGTCTGCGCTATCTGCATTCAGCAAGTAGACGATGGTGCCTGCAACTGCGCTTGGAAGCACAACGCTGTCAGCAGCCGTGCCCACAACCGTGACAACATTCACGCCGTTGACAAGAACTGGAGTAGAAGAAGAAAGGCCACCACCAGCAAGGGCTGTGATGCCGTAGTTTGTCTGCCACTGTGGAGTAGCCATAAGATTTTCAAGAGTATATCCGTCTTGAAGCGCGTAACCATTGGGAAGACGATCAGGTATAGCCATTTGAGTTACCTCGTTTGGTCGCTGTAAATGTTGTAGACACTCGGACGGACCAGATTATCCGGCATCACAAGGCTAGGTATTTGTGCATTCGCAGAACGGATCGTCTGGAGCGCATCTGCCGCCAGCCCTTCATATGTCGGATCTGGTGGAAGTCGGTATGCAGCGCGGGTGCGAACTACAAGATTGTAGTGGATAGCTGCAAGGTATTCGGGCGGAAATATGAAAGGGCTTGTTAGATTGTTGAATTCAGTCAACACATCTTTGAGCAAGATATGGACTTCGTAAAGGTTTGCTTGTGGGATCGGCCAAGGATAAATGCGCCCCAAAGGCCATGCGGAGTCATAGAATATGCATTGCGAGAATGACACTAATTGCTTGAGCGTAATTCTTGCATAATCCTCCATTGAGAAAAGGATCTGGAGCGGATAGTCCACCGCCTGTGTGCCGCTTCCGCCCGCCAGCATTCTGAAAAACGCGCTTTCGAGTTTGTCCGGGCGCGCTGCTACATTTATGTCACCGCCGGGGCCGACCGTATAGCTTTGGGCCCCAGTTGACACCACACTCTTGTCCACAAGGTGCCATACCAACCAGCGTTTCATCCGCCACTGAGCAATCATCATATTCAATCGCGTCAAGGCGTCATTAACATCTTCTGCCAGAAGCGACTGACCAACACCCAACACGCCAGCGTCTTTATAAGCAAGATTGATAATATCGAGCGCCGTAAATGTCGCCCCGCCGAAAGGTGTCGGATAAACAGGATCGACCGGCTGGACAGAGCAAGAGGCATTGCCGCCGGGGAGGGTAGCTGCAAGCGAGAAGCACGAAACCAACTGGGCCGAAGTCCAGCCAAATGTGGTCTGAGCCAAAAGCGCCAATTGATCTGTGATCGAAATACAAACCGCAGAATTAAACTGTATCCAAAGCGTGTCGTTTTTGTTTGCCGTTACAGCCTGCGACAGCAATTCCACATTGGCCTGTATGGCAATGGCCGCAAAGAACTGCTGCCTTGAAACCGCCGCCACAGTCGATGGCACAACCGTCGCGCCACAAGCTACATCTCCACCCGGAAGTGTCGCCGCGAGGGTGAAAAGCGAGTCAAGTTGGAGCTGCGTCCAGTTGAACGTGGTTCGCACCAACAGGGCAATATCATCTGTGGACGAAATGCACGTCGCGGAATTAAACTGGTTCCACGCGGTCGTATTTGGATTGGCCAAAACAGCCTGCGAAAATGTTTCCAAATTCGCCATATCCGCTATTGCGGAGAAGAATTGCTCGCGTGATACGGTTGCGGTCATGGGTTAAGACCTGTGTTGAGTGTCAGCAATGTGTCACTATCCCGTTTGTTATTACCATCGTTGATGTATTTACTGTGCCTGCCGAACAAGATACACCGACAGCTGCTCCAACATTTATTCCACTATTAAATATAGCGGTCCCATTTACGGTTAATGGAGAACTTATAAAAGAAGCAGTTGCCCCAAAGTAAGCAATGTTACTTCCGTTTCCATTATTATAATCTTGAATAACAACCGGAAAATTATTTTGCCCAGAACGTAAATTTATATTTCCATATTGCGAACCAAAAATAAGGGCTGTTCGATTAACCCCACCAGCATCAATACCATTAAACGCTATTTCTTGACTATCTACGCCGTTACCAACTGCTCTAGTTCCAAAATACGCTCCACGATAAACTTGTCCGTCTCTTGAAAATAAACAAGCGCCCCACTTTAATCCTGTCGTGGCGTTACACGTCCAAGCTACTGCTGACGAAGGTTGTATAGTGCCAGAAAGAAACGCGACTGATCCCGATACAATAGTCGAAGCATTTCTTGAGTCAAAATCAAACTCATTTTGCTCAGTAACATTTGTAATCCCTGCATCACCATTCCAAGTATTTATACCAAATAAATTTGCCCCATTTCCGCTGGCTCTAGCCACAAAAAACCCGGAAACGCAGCCACCTCTAGGTGAAATTCCAGTCCAATCTTTTGCACAATCTGAATATCCAGAAACTGCATTTGATTGAAGATTTGTAGCAGTTGTTGGCTCTATAACTGCCCCTACAAGAGCTTCAGTAGCATGATAACCGCCCCAAAATGATGAAAAGAATTGGCCTATATTTATATTTCCGACATTTGAAACAACATAATCATATTGCTGTGTGTTATCAAAAGCACCAGCATTTGTTACATTAATTATACTAGGAGTTAATGTCCAAGCACCCGCAGAACTTACAGTTCCTAAATTATACCAGTTCCCTTGAATATTCGCCCCAAAATTGTAAGGCGAGCCAGATGGTAAGGTAAATCCCCAAGTCATCTGGTTATAGGTTTGAGCGCAGGCACCATTTACCCACAACAATGCAACCAGCAAAGTTAAAAAGTTTTTGATACCTGCGATCATGTTAAGCGTCCTTTTTCAAAGAAGACACAGGAGTATTTGATGAAGGTTTAGGCTTTGCAGACTCAACAAGTTCCTTCTGTGCCTTCAACTCTGCAAGCTGAGTTTTCGCAAGTTCTAATTCTACAGCCTTGCGTTCCAACTCAGCCTGTAATTCATCTTCACGGGTCTTAAAGGCCCCCGGACCGCCTTTGGTGATGAAGTCGATTTCTTCTTTCGCATCTCCGACCAAGATCGGATCAGTTTTACCCTCATCTTTATATCCGACAACCTTCGGATATTCTTGAAATTTATATTCTGGAAATTCCATACTCTCATACACACCGAGATAAGGTTTAACTTTAGCCATTTACTTGCTCCTTACGAGTGAAGGGAGAGGGCACTTTGCCCTCTCCTTTTAGTGATTAGATGATGTCTGCGACAACAACCGCCCACTCAGGACGAACCCAGACATAACCATACAACACATCAAGACGTGTGATGAACTGGTCCGACTTAATGTCAAAACCTGTCACCATACGCATCGAAACGCCGTCCATACGCTCTCTTGCCGTTTCCTGCATGTTCTTTGGCAATTCCAAATCCGCCGTCGCCATCGTGACTGCATCTGGAATGAATGCAAGGTTCTTGCGATAAACGCTGCTTGCCAACGTCAGGGTCACAATCGCTGCACCGTTAGCAGGAGAAGCCGTAACCGTCTGATACTGAACCGTTGAACCGCCAGATGGTGGAACAATCGCAGGATAGATGGAGATGCTTGTCGCGCCCGCAGCAGCTGCTGCCGTTACAACGAACTGCTGCAACGAACCAACTGATACTTTGGTGATGCGGTTGACGGCGCTCACGCCAGCAAACGTGATGATGTCGCCTTGTGCAAGCGGGCCACCAAGAGCGTTTGTGGTGATGGTCGTGCCGGTCTGGTTTGCACCAGAAACCGTCATCGTGCCCGTGTATGCGCCGGTCGTGTGTTTGATAACCGTCTGGTCTTCGAACCAGTCGAAGCCAATCGCGTTATAAACTTCACCCTTGCGATACTGCTCAGAGATTTCCGTGGCTGGGTTCAACAGGCCAGAAAGGTTCTGGACCGTGCGAGCCATCGTGACAGGATCGAGGATGAACTTGCGGGAGTCCGTAGGCGCAGAGCGTAAGCTCAAGAGTGCTTTTGCATTCAAGAACGTCTCAAGCGTCGGACGGAGCAAGTTACCAGCAGCGTCAAAGTTACCAACAAGGTTGGAAACGCCGCCTTCAACACCTGACATCACGTCTGCAGCGACAGCGCCGACGAGGTTGTTTACAGCTGGCGCAAGGATGCGTTTGGAATAGTCGTCCAAAGACATCGTGCGTTCAACGCTGTTAAACGAAACGTCAACGCCTTTTTGGGTGGCGAGGGTCAGCGTGGTGCTGGTTTCCGCCGTATCTTGGATCTGCGCTACAGGGCCATTTCTAACCGTGTAATCGTTAGGCAGACGGATGCGGAGGCTCTGACCGATTTTCGCGCCGGTCACAGCAAACTGGTCATCATACTGCGTATCGATGTGCTGCAGGAAGGAGTTGGTGTTTACCCAGAGGCGCACGGCCTCACGGGTAATCATGTTAATTGTTAAAATTGTATTTGACATCTCTAAGTCCTCTGGGTTACGCGCTCACGGCGCAGTGGTATTGTCAAAATACAAAGGGAGTCCTTTGTTCATCTGACGGAGCCTGCGACCGTCTCTTGACAGGCAACCCAGATCGCTTACCCTGCGATCAGCAAGGGGAGGACGTTTAAGGTGTCCTCGCCTACCTTTTGCGACGAGCCATAGCTTGCTCATTGCGAAGTCTTGCCCATTCTTCCATTGAAATGTTCGGGTCGTCAAGTGTTGCCAGGGCACTTCCAATCCCTTGAACCTTCGGAGAAATCGGGGGCGGAGCGGATGTCACTCTTTTCGGTGCGGTGACTGCTGATGCGAGTTTAGCAACTGCCACAGCCTGTCTGGCGGTTGGCAAGAGTGCAATTCGGGCAGCTTCGTCAGGATTTTTAGCCAGATGGTAGAGGACTTCGTGTGGGTTTCCAGTTTCAATCGCTGCTTCCGTGAGCGAAGTCGGAATTCCACCAAGGATCTGAGCCATGTTGTTAAGCTGCGGAGCCCAATCGCCATATTTAGCCAGCCCTTCATTCCAGATTTTATCAGTCGTGGATTTCCACTCGTTTTGTTTTGCCAGTTCTTGCGCCTGACGGTAAATTTCCATCTGGACTTGGCGGGGGTCAACACCACCAGCAGACTGTGGGGCATCATAATACTGCTGCTGCGGGGCTTCCATGGCTTGGAGGCGCTCTTCAAGTTCGCGCTTTTGGCGGGTCAACTGGCCAATGCGATCTAAAAGGCCCTGCGGCGGTTTGTTTTCAGTCTCGAGTGTGACAGGTGCCTCTGGCGGTGCTTCTTGCGGGGCCTCAACTGCAGCCTCTACAACTGGTGCAGCTACTGGCGCTTCGACAGGAGCAGCCCCCGCCTCGCCCTCGGCCTGACGGTTTATGGTGTTGTAAAATGTTTTCATGTTAGGCTCCTTTACCTTTCTTCATTTGTAAGACGCCCTCACGCCCTCGACGTAACGTCGCATCCTTGACTAAAGCATCATGGATCTCATCTTTTAACACATCATCCATATTTGTTGTAAGTAATTGTGCAAGTGTAGCTCTTGCTGCGTCCAGATAAAGCGGCCAGCAAGACGAAACATAAGTTTTAAGATCGCGGTGTTCTGCATAAAATTCGTTGCTTCTTGAGGCCCAGCTTTCGTAGACCTCCTCTGCCATCTTCTTCGCGGTTTCCGCGACCATCTTATGCGCATGTGCCCCTTTACCGGGGAGTTTAACTAACGGCTCTCTCATCTTGGCTCCAATGGTAACAACACATTCACATCACGCTCGCTATACGGGGTAACATAGTAATTCCGTAAACGAGTTCCCTCTGGTGATTGTTCGTAATAAGCTCCTTGCGAAAACGGCTTCGTCCCGGCAAACATGCTACCCCAACCTTGCATGTTCGGCATTGTTGTTTCTTGTGAAAATTGCTCGTAAGGAACAAACCGGCTTACGTCAGGAATGCGCTCATTCTGGAAGCCTGTCAATGGATTAGTCGAAAACCCTCCGATATAATCGGCTCTTTTTTGTAAATAATCTTCCCGCAAGGCATTCAATTCAGACGGGGAGAAATTATGTTGAGTGATCTGGTTTTCATTTCCAAAATACGAGCCAATTTGCGCCCGCATTGCTGACGGATAAAGGTTCGACGCACGTTCACGTAGAGTCTGCCGTTGATAACCCTCATTCACCTGCCGCTGTTCTTCTGGGGTAAACGTGTAAGGCATTCCCTCAAACGAAAAATATTCGACAGGCCGTCTTGGGGGCAGCGGAATGCCCCCTTGAGGTGGAGGATTGTAGAACTCATCCGACAGATATTCCGCTATCGCGTTTCTATCGATTGGCTCGTAGTTGTATTTAATCTCCCCCGCCATCTCACCCTCATCATCTATTTTGTTCGTAGTATTGCTGGGTTTTGCGACCGCGTTCTGCTTCGTCCTGCCCAAACAATTTGTCGAACATTTGAGTGATTTTGTAGTTTAAGTTGCCTTCCCATTCATCTGCCGGAGCAACCTCTGCAGGACGTTTGGTTGGCATAGGCGCGGTCTTACCACCCTTACCACCTTTAGCCTTTTGTCCCGCTGCCCCGCCCATTGGCTCAGCCATCTCTGATCCTACAGGACGTTGTTGCGGGCGACCGTAAACATCTATCGGCGGAAGTTGTTGCGCTCCTCTTGCCGTTGGTGTAGCCATAGCACCGCCAACATCCCGAACAGCAGGAGCGCCACCATCGCGTCCGTAATAAGCTGCCATAAAGGGCAGACCCACACCTGCAGCACCTGCCGCAATTTTACCAAAAGGAATTCCGCCGGAACGTAGCGCATTTGCAGCCTCCCCATAAGGGATCATCGCGGTTCCTTGTTGCGGGCCGGAAAGGACATTCCCGGTCACATCACGAAACTCACCATACGCTCCATTTGGTGCTTGATATTCGCCACGCGCAAATGTCGGCAGGCCCCCACGAACGGCAGGAACACCGCCTTGCTGTGCCATTGGCATTGAGCCTTGACGAAGTGCAACACCCTGCCCCATTTCTTCTGGGGTGTAATCGAGTTCTACCGCCCCCGGACCTGTTCGTCTGCCAGGAACGTAAGGGCCGTATTCACCCTTACCTTGGTTCCTGTAATAAGCAGCCATTGTATTTTCATCAAAGCGAGAACGAGGTCGATCAATGAAAGGGCCCGGACCTGCAGGACCTTCATAATCATAAGCCGCAGGTGCAGGACTTGGCATCCCACGACGCTGCGCCATCACAGCATTTGCCTCAAACGCATTTCTGCTTGTAGGCAAAGGACCTTGTTCAATGGCCAAGAAATCCTCTGGTCTAAACGCTTGTGGTCTGCCCGGAGCCCTTGAGCCTGCCGCCCCGCGCCGATAGGCCTCCATCATATTCGCATCAAACGAGCCTCTTGGGGCCGCTGCGACTGGCTCGTAACTTAATGCAGGAGCGCCAGCGCCACCGATAGCGCGAGGACCACCAGCTGCTCCGGCTTCACGTCCTGCAATTTGTGTAAATGCTGAACGACCGGGACGCGCTGCATAGAACGACGCCACATCTGTCGGAAACGCTTCGGAGCCATAAAGTCTTCCTCTCGCAAATTCTTCGGGATATTGCTCACGCAGCATCTGTTCGTAACCGAGGGAACCTAATTCCTCTCGCGTAGCCTGCCCGAAAGGCGCACCGCCCATCGAGTTCTCAACCATCTCTCTACCAATACCACGGATAAGAGCCGCAAGCCATGACTGCCCCGGCACCACATTGCGTTCACCCGCAGCTACCGCTTCTTCCTGTTGTGTGCGCTTCGGTGCCATTTAACCTCTCCGTGTAATCCGTGCTATCGTCCCCGGCATTTCCGGGTGCGGGCCGTAAACGTGACCATCTGGGCCTCTAAAAGCCCCTTCCGGCATTTCATGATCCTCAAGGGGAGCAGGCATTTGTTGATCGCGCTCTGAGGCATATTCCGCCCCCGGAGTTGACCCTTGCTCCTTGTGACCTTCGTATGTATCGCTGATCGGAACGTCTTCGCTTTCCCGAACAACATCGTCTTGCAATTTTGCCAATTGTAGCGCAGAAAGCCCTTGCTTGCCAACCACATCGATACGTTTTGTGATCGCGTCGTAGACATCGACTTCGCGCTTTTCGAGACGTGCTTGCGTCTTGCCTTTTTCCTTCGCCAACTCGTCCATCGTAGCCTTGAGCGCATCCTGCAATTGCTGCACTTGCATTCCAAGCATTTGCTCGTTTTGCGTCGGACCCTGACCAAGCGCCTGCGGCGGGACCATGCGCTTCAGTCTCTCGGCTGCTTCCTCTGCCATCGGGAAGTCGCCAGCTCTAAACATGATGTCACCGATGATATTGGTGAGCGCTGGGGACTGCGTGAGGATGAGGGTAAGTGCGTTAAACGCCTCCTCACGGCGTGTCGCATATCCCGGCCCGACATCTGCCTGCACTTCATACTGCCCGATAGCAGGGTTCAAAAGTCTTGTAATGACCTCATTATTTTCATTCAACTCAAGCATGTGAGCCTGTTTGAGTTGTGGATCGAGCTTGACCTCTAAACTTTCACCATTCTCAGCCAAGATCATCACGATCCTGTTTGTGTCGTAAAGTTTCGGCACCAGATCCAGAATGATCTTGCCCACCTGCCGGATCGCAATCGCAAGGTTATCAATGAAATGGTAAGTAGCACGATCACCTTGACGCTGACGTTCAGCAATCGCCTTTCCAGTTCGTTCATTCCCTTG